GACGAGCTATTCCCACAAGTAGATGAAAAGAAAACAGTTAACAAAGTTAAACACTTTCTAAAGCACACACTGCCCCAAATGCAGAGATATAGTCACAAAGACATCAGCGGTATTAAGTCGCCAATCATCACAGACATGCCTAAGGGCGGTTCAGTTGGCAATGGAGCAGAAGAAACAATCACACAACGCGTTTATGCTGGTCAAGTAATTAGCAGTGTCGTTGCGGCGTTAAAAAGTTGCGATGTGGTTAGTCGTAAGTTACTAATTGATGTTTATATCGGTAATTCAAAGACACCTGACTACTTAGAAATGGAAGCGATGGGCTACGAGAAAACACGGTATCAGTTTTACAAAAATCGGGCATGTTTACAGTTTGCTGATTCATTCATGATTGAAGACTTGCACGTCTTCAAAAAGTGAACTTTTAGTGAACCAAATAGCCTTAAATAGGCGTTATAGTAGTATTATCAAATAGTTGCCCGTAAAGAATACGCAAGGAGGGAAATTCCTTGTGTTTCGCTTATCGAATGCGGGCAATCCTAGTAGCTTAATGGTAAAGCAGCGCGGAAGTGCACCTGCGGTCACGATTCGGGTTCGATTCCCGACTAGGATATTAATAGTCAAGTCATAGCCAATCGGTTATGGCTTTTTAATGCATAAAGTAAAGGTGGTGATTGCCGATTGTATTATATGAACCAAGGGAGCTACAAGAAAGAACCTGATTGGCAATCGAGATCCGATGCCCGTTTAGAGAAGTGGCTTAAAGATAAGAAGGACCGAGAACGGCTTAAACGTGTTATGGATAAGCGGATAGCTAAAAATAAATAAGCGAGTATTAAAAATTGGAGTGTGGTGGTTATGTGACAAAGTTAAGCGTAAAACAACAGAAGTTTGCCGACTTATATATTGAGACTGGTAACGCTACTCAGTCAGCGATTGATGCGGGTTATGCGAAGAAGTCTGCCAGGTCAGTCGGGAGCGAAAACCTAACAAAACCTGACATCAAAGAATATATTGATAAACGTATGACCGAGATGGCCGACAAGCGTATTATGAGCGCTCAGGACGCGTTAGAATTGCTTACTCGTATTGCTAACGGAGAAGAGAAAGAAACCAAAGTAGTAGCCACTCAGTTCGACGTGAGCGAGGTAGAAGTGCCTGCTGATTTAAAGACTAAAATTGCAGCTGTTAAGGAAATACTCAAACGTTATCCAACTGAAAACCCGCTTACGAAAGCGCAGATTAGAAAGCTTGAAGCTGAAGCAGATATTAAAGAAGCTCAAGCTGCTGAAGCTAAGAACATGACTGATAGTTCAAGCGAGGTGATGATCGTTGACGACATACCAGAAGATTAAGTTATCAAGTATCGTTCAACCTCACTTTTATTCGTTTTGGAATAGTAAGGCGCCGTATTTAATATTAAACGGCGGGCGTGGTTCGTTTAAATCTTCGACCATCAGTATTAAGCTGCTCGTCAAGTTTAAGAAACACACGCAACAAGGTAATAAGGTCAATGTGGTCGTTGTTCGAGAGAATGCTGTTAACTTGCGCGATTCGGTCTATGGTCAGATTGTTTGGGCAATCAGTAAATTGAATATGATTCGTGAGTTTAGGTATAGTGTGTCGCCGATGAAGATTGTCCATAAGCGAACGGGTAGTACATTCTACTTCTATGGTGGTGACAATCCCGAGCGGCTTAAATCGAATACAGTCGGCAACTTGATGGCGTTGTGGTATGAAGAAGCTGCCAACTTTAAGAGTGCTGAGGTATTCGATCAGACTAACCCGACGTTTATCCGGCAAAAGGCTGAGTGTGTGGACCAAGTGCAAGTCATTTACTCTTATAACCCACCTAAGAACCCGTTTGATTGGGTTAATAAATGGGTAGACGAGAAGACCGGTGACCATGATTACTTTATTGATAAGTCAACTTACTTAGATGATGAGTTGGGATTCACAACTAAACAGCAATTAGAGTTAATCGAGAGCTATAAGCGAAATGACTATGATTATTATCGTTGGCTTTATTTAGGTGAGGTCATCGGATTAGGTAACAACGTTTATAACATGGCGTTGTTCCATGAAATTGACGAGCTGCCAGATGATGATTACGTTGCTCAATTGGCTTATTCAATCGATGTCGGGCATCAGACAAGTGCCACAACGTGCTTGTGCATCGGCATTACTGGTAAAGGCAATGTGATTGTACTAGATACCTATTACTATTCTCCTGAGGGTAGAACGTACAAGAAGGCGCCTAGTGAGTTATCTAAGGACTTGCATGAGTTCATTAAAGAATCTGCAAGCGACTATCCAAACGCGCCTATAATCAAGCGTACCATCGATTCAGCCGAAGGCGGTTTGAGGAATCAATATTACAACGATTATGGTACTAGGTTACACGGCGTTAACAAGGCTATGAAAAAAGTGACGATGGTAGATTATCCGCAAGACCTGCTCGCACAAGGGCGGGTTTTTATTTTGCGAAAAAAAGAAAATGAAATCTTTATAGAGCAACATCAACAGTACCGCTGGGAAGACCAGAAAACAGGTAAGAAGAATCACAATCCAAATGACCCGCAAGTTGTTAAAGAGAATGACCATACATGCGATGCGTTCCAGTATTTCTGTATGGACAACAAGCGACTATTAGGACTCAAAAAGTAGGTGATTGAATGTTTGACAGAATCAAAAATCTATTCAGGAAGGCAGGTGCAGAGCTAGGTATGGTAAATAGTTTAACGAAGATTGTAGACCACCCGAAAATTAACGTCGAACAGTCAGAATATGACAGGATTGCTAAATCATTGCAGTATTTCGAAGGCAAGTTTGACGATGTCAAATACTACAACAGTGATCACGAACTAAAAAGACGACCTTACATGTCGATTAACATGATGAAGGTCGTTGCCAAGCGAATGGCGTCGTTGCTTTATAACGAACAGTGTCGGATTATTGTTGGCAATGACGAAAAGTTCAAAGATGCTAATGAGTTTATTCAGCAAACATTTAGCGAAAACGACTTCAATAAGAACTTTGAACGCTATCTTGAATCAGATTTGGCTTTAGGCGGATTAGTTATCAGGCCTTACTTTGATGTTGGCCAAAAAAAATCAAGCTTTCATGGTGCCAGGCACCAACTATTTACCCATTACGGAATAATACAAACGACGTGTCAGAGATCGCGATTGCTTCGGTTAATCAGACAATCGAAAATGACAAGGTCATCTATTACACACTGTTAGAGTTCCACGAGTGGGTTAATGGTGCTTATCAGATTACTAATGAATTATATCGTTCTGAAAACAAGTCGGTTGTAGGTATTCAAGTGCCATTGTCTAGCTATGAAGTTTATAAGGACATTGCATCAGTAGCTACGTTAAATGAAGTTACACGACCAGTATTTATTTATCTAAAGCCACAAGGATTTAATAACCGAAACATTACTAGTCCTTTAGGCATTGGCGTTTGTGACAACGCATTATCTACCTTGAAGCAGATTAACGACACCTTTGACCAATTTAATTGGGAAATTAAGATGGGGCAACGCCGTGTTGCTGTTCCGGAAGATTTAACGAGCTTAGCAATCGATGAGCGTGGCAAGAGCCAACCTAAGCAGGTATTTGATTCCAATCAAAACGTATTCGTAAAAATGCGTGGCGATTCAGAGGAAGGCTTCAAGATTACTGACATGACTAGCGAGATTCGGTCACAGGCTTATATTGAAGCATTAAACAATGCCTTACAAGTGTTAGAGATGCAGGTCGGGTTAACTGCTGGCACGTTCTCATTCGACGCTAAGGGTGGATTAAAGACTGCTACCGAAGTTGTGAGTGAAAACAGCATGACTCAACAGACTCGCAGCAGTCAATTAACTATGGTTGATCGTGCCATTAAAGAGTTAATCATTAGCATTCTTGAATTGGCTAAGGCTTACGGGGCTTATATTGGCGAAGTCCCAACTATGGGCGACATTTCAATTGATTTCGATGACGGTGTGGTTACCGACAAGCAACAACAACTAAACTTCTTTACTCAAGCTAAACAAGCAGGCTTTGCCTCAACTAAACTTGCTATTAAGAAGGTGTTTGGATATACCGACGACCAAGCGGAAGACTTAATCAAAGAGATTAACGCAGAGGTGCCGAATGAACCAGCCGTGACAAACGTCCCTAGTTTTGAAGATGGTGATGAGTGATGAAACAGCTAGACATCTATTCTAGCCAGATTCAGCGTGTTTATTTAGCATTGGAAGATGAAATCATTAAGATGCTGATTAAGCGGCTCAACACTAAAGGCTTAGACGGTGATAATTTCAATGTTTATAGCTGGCATTTAGACCGACTGAACCAATTAGGTGCGTTGAATGGGGAAACCGCTAAGTTAGTGTCTAAAGCGACTAAGATTAGCAAGCCCCTCATTGAAAAGATGATTAAAGATTCAGGATATGACATTGCAGACGCGACTTCTAAGACGTTAAGTAATGGATTGGGCGTTGATAAGAAGCCGGTCAGCTCTAACGTCGATATGATTCTACGCAACATGCTAAAGCAGACGTTCCTAGACTTAGACAACTACGTCAATCAGACGCTTATTACGACTAATACAGGCCAAGGAGTTGTTTCTAAGGCTTATCAGTCCATCTTAGAGAACATGGTGGCTAATGTTACTACAGGGACGACAACGGCTAAACAGGCGCTTAATAAGGCTATGTATAAGCTGGCGGACAGCGGTTTGGAATCTGGTTTGATTGACAAAGGCGGGCATCATTGGAGCATCGAGGCTTATACGCGTACCGTTTTAGATTCAACAAAGTATCGCGTTATGAATGAAACAAGAATGGAGCAGGCACACGAATATGACGTTCACACGTTCGTTATGAGCAGCCATGCGGCTAGTCGTGCAGCTTGTGCACCTATTCAAGGCAAAGTGGTTAATGATGTCCCTACTAGCAGCTCTAAATATGATTCACGTTACCCGTCAATCTATGACCACGGATACGGAGATCCTGCTGGTTGTTTCGGTATTAATTGCCACCATATGAAATATCCATTTATTCCAGGTGTTAATACTAATCATCAAAAGCAATATGATCCGATTGAAGCGCAAGAAAACGGCAAGATACAACAAAAACAGCGCCAACTTGAACGCGCGATTCGCAATAGTAAGCGTAAGTTGAACACCGCTAACGAATTGGGCGACCGAGAAGGCGCTGAGAGATTTAAATTATTAATCAGAAAGCAACAAGGGGCTTTACGTCAGTTTATTGGTGATAACGAGTTCTTACACCGTGATTATTCAAGAGAGAAGGTTGTTTAATGGCTGAAAAAACAAAAGTTGGGATACAAAAAGTTGAATTCATTGGTGAAGTTGGCGACTTAATGCAAGTTAATCTTAAATTGAACATCGGCGCCATATCGTCATCGCAAAATATTGGAATGTTAGAAGAATTAGTACAAAAGATTCAAGAAATTGAATTAGGTGAATAACCACTCGACCTAGACAAGTCGTTAAAAGGTCTATTTTTTATGCAAACTTTCGTGTCGCGTGGCACGTTAAAAATCAACGTAGGAGGTATTTGCATGAAACGTGAGGAATTAAAAGCACTAGGGTTGGAAGATTCAGCAATTGATAAGGTTATGGCCTTGCACGGTCAAACAGTTAACGGATTGAATGCTCAAATTAATACTTTGAACACCGAAAAGGAAACTTTGACCGAACAAGTCAGCCAATCAGCCAAGCAATTAGAAGATTTAAGCAAGGACAACGCGGATAACACCGAGTTACAAGCTCAAATTAAACAGTTGCAAGACGATAAAGCTCAATTGGAATCTGACAGCCAAACAAAGTTGGCTGAAGTGCAAACGAATTATGCAATCGAATCAGCTTTAAAAGATGCGGGCGCTCGCGACGTCAAAGCCGTATTGCCGTTTATCGACAAAGACACTATTAAGTTAGCGGACGGTAAGGTAACAGGCTTAGACGAACAATTAAAGACAGTTCAAGCGGATAAGGATTTCTTATTTCAACCAACAGAACCAAAAGCACCAAAACCAGCAATCGTTACGGGACAAAATTCAAATCCCGGTGGCGGTCAAGGTGGTAATTCGATTCTTGAAACAATTCAAAATAATTTAGCAAAGGGAGCTGAATAGTATGACAGTAGTATTAGATAGCAAGAATTTAGCAACACTCGACAAAGGATTTAAAGCAGATTCACAAGTTTGGGACGTGTTAACGCAGGGGGCGAAGAGTATTACGCCTGCTGATTTTGTCGGAGCAAACGAAGTCCGAATTAACAAAATGTCAGGGTTCATGGAAGCCACACAATATAAACGCAATGGGGACAACGCCCGTAATCAAATTAACATCGACAAAGAAACCGTTAAATTAACTCATGAAGATTGGTTCGGATATGATGTTGATCGCTTAGACCAATCAGAAAGTGCGGCTTTAACGATTAACAATATTGTTACCGAACACCGTCGTTTAATCAGTGTTCCACACCGTGATAAAGTCGCTATCCAAGCATTATTCGATAATGCAGGAAAAGAAGTTAAAGAAACAATCACGGCTGCTAACGTATTATCTTCTTATGACGCTGCAGAAGAATATATGACCGATAATGAAGTGCCTGGTGGTTATGTGATGTTTGTTTCGGCTGCGTTCTATCGCTTGTTGAAGAATGCTGAAGGCGTTTCTAAAACATTTACAACTAACCAAGTTTCGATGAACGGCATTAATCGCACAGTTGCTCAATTAGACGGAGGCGTTCCAATCATTAAAGTTGCCAAAGATCGCTTAGCTGGCGAAACAATTGCAGATTCAATTAATTTCATCATCACACCTTTAACATCTATTGCACCAATCATTAAGTATGGCACGGTCGACACAATCGGAGCCGACACAGACCGTTCAGGCTACCGCGACACAATCAAAGGTTTGGACTACTATGACGCAATCGTATTCGATAATGCCAAGAAGTCTATTTACAAATCTGTAGTCAGTGCAGCGTCAAAATAACAGCCCCAACGTTGTCGGCAACACCAACAGCAGATGGGGCAACTATCACAGGGAAGTAGGGGATTAAATGGCAGCAGAAGACCGCTCTAATCAGACGCTTAAAATCTATGACAAAACCGGAAAACTAATTGTTACCGGTGAAAAAGGGGCAGGCACTGCGACTATTATCGGCTTAGTAGCTGGTACTAAAGTTGCGGTTGGCGACTATAAAACTTCATTTAGCGACGGAACGAACGAATCGGATAAAGTGGACGTTCCAGCATTTAACGTATTGCCTGCGGAAGGGTAGTGGCTTTAATGCTGACTTATGACGAATTCAAGAAAATGGGGTTCAAACTTGATGAAACCAAGTTCAATGAACTATTCCCGTTCGCAGAGATCCAATTAAACATTAAAGTACGGCGTTATTACGAGTTTCACGATTTGGAAAGCGACTTGGAGTTCAGGAAGAAAGCTTACAAGCGTGCAATTGCTTTCCAGATTCTTTATATGGACAAACAAGGCGTTTCAACAGCTGATGATGTGGCCAACAAGCCGGCTTCTGTATCACAATCAATCGGGGCTACAAGCGTCTCTAAGTCGTTTGGGTCTAATGGTTCGAGTAGTGGTTCAAACGGCGTAGAAACAAGCGCTATTAGCTTAGAAGCGTTGAATCAGTTGAGTGGGACGGGCTTATTAAATAGAGGTATCTGTTATGACTGAACTAATCGATGCGAGTTGGCTGGTTGATTCTATTACGATTGCTAAGGCTATTGAAGACGATTGGCAAAACACCACTTATCCAGACCCGATTACGCTTGACAACGTGCGCGTTGATTTAACTAAACAATATGCCGGTACAGGAAACAATCGTGAGATCGTAGCTAATGCAACGGTCTTTTTGTTTGCCCGATTTACTGGTAATTATTTTGTCCCCGATGATGATTGGCTTAAATCTAAGGTGATTTACAACGGTCGCGAGTATTTAGTTACCGATTACGTTATAAATCACGAGGTCGAGACCAATAAACCTTACAGCACCGAATTGAAGGTGATTTAATGGGTGATATTAAAGTTAAAGTTGATTTGAGCGGTGTCACCAAGAAGTTATCAGCTGCCAATTTCAAACGTGGGCAATTCGCACTAGCCAATCAGGTTATGGCCGATTCAAATAAGTTTGTCCCGAGACGTGAAGGAGATTTGCGAAATTCAGCTCATGTTGATTCTGGTGGGCAATTTGTTGTTTGGGGAATGCCTTATGCTGGCCGTCAGTACTATGGTGTTGGCATTCATAACTACACAACGCCTGGCACTGGGCCACGTTGGGATTTAAAAGCTAAAGGCATGTACCTAAATTCATGGGTAGACGCGTTTAAGAAAGGGGCTAAGTTGTAATGGACTTTATTGAACGATTGAAAGACAACATCAATAGTCTGCCAGATTTGCCGATGAAGTTAACCCTCGGCTATTTAACGGCTAAGGACAGCTTAGTCCTTTATGCTTTGCCGGGCGGACAGGTCAATCAAGAGTATTACGACGGCGTTAAAGATCAGACGTTAAACTATGAGGTTGGTATCAAGACCAAGGATCAGCAGAAGGCTAATGCGACCTTATGGCAGATTCAAACGCATTTAGAACAGATTGAAGAATTAATCAGCAACGATTCAAGTTTTCAATTTCAAAAATTAAGAGTAAGCAACAAGCCTTTTTTGTCGGACCAAGACGAACAAGGTTTTTTTATTTACCTGCTTGATGTTCAGGCAGATTTAACAACATTTAAAAAATAGGAGTGATTACATGCGTCAAAAAAATGCAAAGCGTCGGCACTTTGTCGCACCTTGGACAAGTGATGATAAGAAACCAGCAGAAGAAGACTACTTACCATTAGCCAAATGGATCCCAACAATTGAAGATGATTCTGACGAAGATACGGACGATTATGGCGATTATGCAGGTGATGGTGCAAACCGAACAATCCTTAATGGTCGTTCTGAAAAGTGGAACTTTGAAGGCACTTATGATCCAGAAGATAAAGCCCAAAAGCTTATCGCCGATATGAAGCGGGTTACTACCGACGACGGCCGGAAATTATGGCACAAGATTATCGAAACGAACGGGACAACGGTTGAAGGCGTTGCGGCTGCGATGGAAATTAAGGCCGGTTCAGGCGATGCCACAGACTATGAAGAATTCTCAGGCCATTTAGATTATGTCCGGACACCTGAAGTGACACCGTCAGTGTTAAAATAACAGCCCCAGAAGCCGTGGCAGTTACAGGTACCAAAGATGGCGGCAACGTCACAGCTCAATAGGGGCTTAATCATTTTAGAGCCCTGGCACTATGCCGGGGCTTTATTTTTTAGACAAAATTAACGGAGGTTTTTAATTATGGTATTGAAATTTCAACAAGAAGTCGATGGCATTCCGCTAGAAGTGGCGGTTAAGCAATTAGATGGCACAAATAAGATTGTTTCTTTATTTATTTCAACGGATGCGGAATCAATTGCCGATTTGATGGACAAAACAGATTCAATCAAGGCTAAAGCAGAAGAATTGAAGGTTAAATATCCCGCTTTAAATAAGCCGATTGATGATGAAGATGTTGAAGGATTCAGAGAAGTCATTAAGGGCGCCACAGAGCTAGTCAAAGCTAATTACGATGAATTGTTCGGCGAAGGGACATACGATGAGTTGTCAGAATCTGGTTTAGGTTTGTTGAAGCTAATCCCATTGTTAACTGATTTAACGGACGGATTGACCGAAGAATTAGAAAGCAAAGTTGCCGAAAATCAAAAGAAATCTGATAAGCGTAAGGCTGACTTGTTAATCAAAAATAAAAAGAAACAAAAATAGAGGTGGTTAAATGTTCAAATTGAACGACCCTCTAAACGATTATGTAACGATTAACGATGAAGAGCACCCAATTTATATGGCGTTTGATAACGTCATGAGCGCCTTAGAGACGTTCGACGATAAGGAATTGAGTGAGTCTGATCGGTTGTATATCTTCCTTGGTATCATGCTCCATGATTACGACCAAGAGCTAATTAGCACCCTTGATTTCGAGACACGAGTAGATGTGGGCAAACAGATAATCGACCAGATTAACAGTGAACCAATCGAAAACCAACCAGTTGATCTTGAGGGCAATCCAATGCCCCAACCTAAAAGAGATGGTGAACAGCTAATCTCTTTTTTATTCGACGCCAAATACATCTATGCAGCGTTTATGCAAGCCTATGGCATCGATTTAATCGAACAGCAAGGTTCGCTTCATTGGTCGAAGTTTTCGGCGCTACTCAATGCATTGCCTGATAACACGCTAATGCGACAGATTATTGACATTCGTAAAACTGATTTGAGCGAAATCAAGGACAAAGACGAAAAGAAGCGGATTAAAAAGCTCAAACAACAATTCAGCTTAGGAAACAAAGCCAATGAGGAAGGAGGGGATATGTATGGCTGATGGCACAGTTAAAATCACGATTGAAGCAGACGGCAATAAGGCGATTAAATCAGCCAAGGACTTAGATAATGTTTTCGGGCAACTCGGCAAGGGTGGCAAAACGAACGGCTTAACTGGCGACTTAGATGGTGTCGCCAAGCATTCCGGCACGGCTAAAGTCGGCGTCATGGAGTTAGCCACCTCAATTGGATTAGTGAAAGTTGCTAGCGCTGCCTTCAGTTTTGTGACAAGCGGACTTGGTGAGATTGTTAAAGGCTTGAATGAGTCTAGCGCAACATGGCAGACGTTTGAAGGTAATATGAAGGGCTTTGGTAAGTCTAGCGCTGAGATTGCTAAGGTTAAAAAGGAATTGCAAAGTTACGCCCAAGCAACTATTTATTCCGCGTCAGACATGGCTTCAACATACGCTCAATTATCCGCGGTCGGAACTAAGAACACGACGAAACTTGTTGAAGGGTTCGGGGGCTTAGCGGCTGCCGCAGAAGACCCACAACAAGCTATGAAATCATTGAGTCAACAAGCAACGCAAATGGCTGCTAAACCGAAAGTAGCGTGGGAAGACTTCAAGATTATGCTCGAGCAAACTCCGGCTGGTATGGCTGCGGTTGCTAAAGAAATGGGCATGAGTTTAACTGACTTGGTTAAAAAAATCCAAGACGGATCAGTTAAAACGGACGACTTCTTTAATGCGATTGCAAAGGCTGGCACTAACGACACGTTCGGTAAAATGGCCACACAATATAAAACTGTTGGCGAAGCAATGGACGGATTAGTCGAAACGTTGACTAATAAATTGCAACCAGCATTCGATTTTGCTTCAAAAGTTGTAATTGGTTGGGTTAGCTCTTTTACAGACGCGATCGATTCGATTAATTTTGGCGCTATCGGAAAAGGTTTTTCGACTGTATTCACGCCAATGTTAGCAGTGTTAAAAGTGATTGCGCCAGCGTTAAAGGTTGCAGCTGCTGGATTAGCCAGCTTCATTGCAGTGGCTGGCACTATGGCGGGTATCGCCAAAGTAATAAGTGGCGTTGCTCAAGCATTTAATATACTCAAACTTGCTTTATTGGCGAATCCCTTCGCTCTCTTTGTTGCAGGATTAGTCATGGTTGGAGTTGCGCTCGTTCAAGTTTATAAGAAGAGCGAAACATTTAGAAACTTCGTTGACAAGCTAGTCGGGACAGTAAAAAGTGCTTTGCCGAGCTTTGATTCGTTTAAAAAGGCGTTTTCTGGAATCGGTCAGGTTCTTGGCGGTGGATTGACGAGTATTATCGCTAAAGTTAGTGATGTGATTAAAGGCTTTGCGGATAACTTTAAACAGTTTAAGGTTCCCACAGAAATATTCAATCTGAAGCTGTTGATTCCTATTCTAGGCGCACTATTCAGCCCAATCGGCATGGTTGTCGGTGCTTTTAAATTATTATCTTTAGTTCTTGGTAATGGCATGATTCAAAATGGCATCACTTCGATGATTGCGGGGTTTGCAACATTTAGTAGTACGATTGCTGCTTCGGCTCCTCAAATAGGCCAAAGCGTCGGTACACTATTAGGTGGCATCTTAACCGCGATTGCCACAGCATTGCCACAAATCATTTCAGGCGGACTTATGGTCGTCGCGGGATTAATTAGCGGGATTGCCCAAGGGATACCTTCTTTAACGGGCGCGGCCATTCAATTGATTGGTGCGTTTACGTTGGCGATTGTCACGTTGATTCCCACGGTAACAGCGTCAGCATTATCTATTGTGACAGCCTTTACTGGTGCAATGGTAGCGGCTTTACCAATTCTTATTGCAAGTGGTGCATCTATTTTAATCGCGTTCATTCAAGGACTTACGTCTCAATTGCCTGGGATTGTCGTGGCTGTTGGACAAGTAATAGTCACGTTTTTAACAGCTCTAACCGGACAGCTTCCAGGTATCTTAAACGCAGGCATTAATTTATTGCTTACGTTCATTAATGGGATTACAAGCCGTATTCCGAATATTGTCCCGACCGTTATTAATATGATTGTGACATTTTTAAATTCTGTAACAGCTAATTTACCGCGCATTCTAAACGCTGGTATTAATCTATTAGTTGCGTTCTTGAACGGGATTGCTAGAAAAGTTCCTAGCATGATCGGCGCCGCAGTTAGCATTATTGTTGCCTTCATTAACGGGATTGCTCAGAATTTGGGCCGTGTTGTTAACGCAGCAATGAATTTAGTTGACGCAATGGTAAGAGGTATATTGCAAGCTCAAAACAGATTGTTAACCGCTGCTACGACTTTAATTAATGGTTTTGCCGATAACATTAGAAGTCATAAAGATGCAATTCGCGGCGCTGCCCTCAACCTGCTAGATGCGATGATTCGGGTTTTCGTACCTGACGCTTTAGTCGATGCTGGTGAAGCAATCATTGGTGGGTTTTTAGGTGGCTTAAAGCGCGGATTTGAAAAGGTAAAAGGATTCGTTGGCGGTATTGCAACGTGGATTAAGGATCACAAAGGCCCAATCAGATATGATAAAAAGCTCTTAATTCCAGCTGGTAATGCCATCATGAATAGTTTAAATAGCGGTTTGGTTGACAAGTTCGGCAAAGTTAAACAATCAATTGCCACATTGACATCAAGCATTGCCAATTCAGCAGTGATTACGATGCCAGCAATTGAAGATTCAGCATTTAATAAGTCGTTAAAACGGATTAATAACACACTTAATAACAACCAATTATCTGCGGGCCTTAGCTTTGCTGGCATCACAGCGGAGAGTGCTTCAGGCATTGGACGTGGCGTAGCACCAACTAACTCAGTTGTTAACAATTACAGCAATACGGCAACGACGACCGTTCAGACAGCTAAAGAGTCGAATGACAAGGTGTTAGAGGCGTTGAATAAGATTGCTAATAATAGACCGGTAGCGGTCGTCGACGGTTCAAGTTTTGCACCAGCTTACGAACCATATGGATCAACAGAAACGGCTCGTCGTAGCCAAATGAAAGGTAGGGGATTGGCAGTTGACAGCAAATTCTAAATACGGGATTGAATTCAATGGGTTACGTTCGGACAGCTTGGGTTTAACGGTCATTAATCCGAAAGAAATCGGTTTTCCGTCAAAAAATAAGATTGTCCAAGACCTTCCTTTCAGCAATACGATTCTGGATTTGTCTGAAATGTATGGTGGTCAAAGTTATGGTGAGCGCAAGTTAACATTCACTTTTCTAATAGTAGAACACGATAGAATCGACAAAGACGCGTTATATACCCAGTGGACAAAGACGGTCAACTGGCTTATGGGCGCTAATCACAAAGTTAAGTTAAAAGATGATGTCATGAGTGATTATTACTACTTAGGCGAGGTTCAAGAGGCACCTTCATGGGACGAGTACGTCCGGCACGGTAAGTTTACGGTTGAGTTCATATGCTACCCATTCCGGATCCACGAACTGGCCGAGGGTAACGATATCTGGGACACGTTTAATTTCGAATTAGACATCGCTCAAATTACCGAATACACAGTTGTGGGCAGTCGAACAGTAACACTCTACAACGTTGGGCAGAACCAAGTTAACCCACAGATTGTGGCAACTGCACCGTTTGAAATTACAGCTAATGGGCAAAAATACACAATCCCAGCAGGTACGATTGAAAGCCCTGATTTCGTGCTTAATCAAGGTGAGACAAGCATGACAATCAAGGGTAACGGCCAGATAAGTTTTAACTGGCATAAGGAGTTGATTTAATGTATCGCGTAACAGTTCGACAAGGTTGGGACGGGCAAGAAACGACTATTCATTCTGAAAATATGAGTAGCATCAAATTGCTATCCGCTAAGATAACTAAAGATGTTGATTCAATCGACTCTTTCGCCTTTAATATTAGTCCTAAATCGTCACAGTACAATGCTTTTAAATACCGGACAACATTCGTTAAGGTTACTAATACGAAGCTTGGTAAGGTGCTTTTTGAAGGCCGTGTATTGCCAACAACCGATTCAATGGATAGTAGTGGTATCTTTGATAAGTCTGTCACCTGTGAAGGCTTAATGGCTTTCTTGCATGATTCTATTCAAGACTATTATGCACTGTCTAACAACGATTTAAAGGCGTTTTTAGGGCACATGATTGGCGTCCATAATAGACAAGTTGATTCATACAAACGAATTAAGCTGGGGCAAGTGACCGTGACCAGTCCTTCCAATAACGTTTATAAATCAATTGATGATTCTAAGACGACGTATGACACGATTAAAGAGAAGTTAATCGATAAGTATGGCGGCGAGATTCGCGTGAGACATGAATCTGACGGGCTTTATCTGGATTATATGCCAGAAATCGCGACACTTAGCAGTCAAGACATTCGATTGGCAAGCAACCTCTTATCTTTGAAGCGAGCTATTGATCCAAGCGAAGCTTACTCGGTCATTAAACCTTTGGGGGCTAGAGCTGAAACAACGACTCAAGCCGAAGAAGGTGAGTCTGATATTTCACAACCTAGATTAACGATTGAGACTGTCAACAACGGCAGTCTTTTTTTATCGTCTCAATCGATGATTCAGAAAATCGGCTACGTTGTCCACGCTGAAGTGTGGGACGACGTTAAAGTACCGTCTATTCTCAAATCTAAGGGGCAAGCGATGCTGGATAGCCAACGAGAAATTAAGGAACAGTTTCAAGTAACGGCTGTTGATTTGAGCCTGTTATCTGGCATGACGGTTGACAGCTTTGAATGCGGTAATTATCACCAAACAATTAACCCTTTAATGGGGATTGATGAACGGTTGCGGATTGTTGGGCAGTCATTGGACTTATGCGAACCGCTCAATTCGACATTATCAATCGGGGATAAGTTATTGGGCCAAGCTGACTACGACGCGCTTATCAGGAAGCAGAGCGAAGCAATCGAGGAGATTAAAGGCAGAGTGGCAAGTCAAACGGCCAGAATTGTCACAATCACTGAAGAAATGAAAACAACCAACGAAGCCTTGTCATCGGCCCAAAAAGAACTATCTAGCCTCAAAACCGAGTACGACAAGTTAATTGAAGATATTGGTAACACGGATTTCAAAGATATTCTTAAAAAATTAGTCGCATTAGAGAACCAAACGACTACAATCATTAATAACCTCGGTGAGATTGGTCAAAACGTGCTTGATTTAGAGACATTTAAAACAACTCAAGAAACAACTAATGCTAATCAGTTAATGACTAACAATCAGCAGAAAACAAAAAATGAAGATTTTGAAAAACGCATAACTACGTTAGAAGGAGGTAATAAATAGTGGCAAATCAAGTCGATTACAGAGACCCAACCCCGAATAACTTCCCACAGGACTACGACCCAGCTAAGGTTGACTCGCGGGTTAAGCTACGGTCAGATTCGATTAAACATAAACAGATGGGCGTTGACACACGCGAAGCTATCTATCAGGGCTTAGAGATTAGCGCAGCGACAGCGGGTGAAGCCAAAGAGATTGCGGCCGATACAGCCAATCGGCAAGACGCGGTTGACCAGTCGCAATCAGACTTTGAAGACCGCTATAACGAACAAATCGCTGGTAATACTGATTTGAACGAAGTTATTGATTCGAGAAAACCTAAAGACTTACCAGCTTACGCCACGCTTGGCGAGAGACTCGATGATTTGTACCACGGTCATAAATTGCAACTCGGCTTAGATCTATCAGTGATTGAAAAGATTGCAAGTAAGGCTAAAACAATCAATAGCGATGCTAAAGTTTTAAAAATAGGGTATATTACTGATTTGCATTTTCAAAAAATGATTGACCCTCAGTGGTATGGCGAAGCAGTTATGGACATTGACCACGTTAGAATGTTCGGATTGTTTGCAAACAAGCTAAATACACTAGTGCTTAATGGTGATCAAGTGCATGGGCAGGAGATTGGCGAAAACGGTCCAAATTTAACACCATTTGAAGGCAGCAGAAAAGTGTTAATGAGTCGCAATGATGAAGTGATGAGCACAGCCGATTACTATTCGGCTGCTGCGGATGTATTTGCAAACATCGGTAATCATGACGACGGTTCAGTTAGATGGGATAATCCATTAACGTTAAATGAGCTAAAGCAAGCTTATGACGTTGATTCGTTCGATATCTACAAGGATTACACGGTGCAGAAGGTTAGGCTGATTGTATTAAATGTTTTTGATAATACAGGGTCTAACCTGAGACGCGCAACAAATAGTGTGATTAGTCAATCGCAATTAGATTGGCTGGTTAATGATGCTCTTAAAGTACCCGAAGGTTTCGCAACCATCATCTTTACGCATGCACCGTTAGAGGGTTTCTTTGACAATAAACCCTATTCTGATACGTGGAAGAATATTAATCATGATTTGGTTAAGGGCATTCTCACAGCATTTGTTAACGGCGTTAGATTTTCTGACGAAACCGAGTCAGGAAAAATTGATGTTGACTTTACAAGTCAAGGAAAACGTGACTTGATTGCAATTGTTAGCGGCCATGAGCACAGGGACGCGCTAGCACCAGAAGTGCACAACAATATTCGAGGGATTGAACGTACATGTTCAGTTGGTGTAGGTGATGGGCGTGTACTTGGTGAATACAGTGAGTTAGCATCTGACGTTATTGAGATTGATGCCATTAAGAGACACGTAAAATTCAACCGTATTGGTTATGGCACAGATTTAGAATTTAATTATTAGAGGGAGGAATTAAAATGGCTACTCAATTAGAAAGAGACGTTAGGTTCATCAAAAAAACAATTGAAACGCATATTGGTGATGGTGGTCGTGGCGTACATGCATTAGCTAATACCAAAATGGATGGTTTTATGAGCGCGGATAACGTTGCCCAACTCCAGTCAATTTTTGAAGGTCGAACTCCAGCGTACGGGCAGGATGTTAATGAATTGAAGCCCGGTTTCTACTATGGTTCTGGTTTTACAAACGCACCGGCTGACGTTGATTCAGCCGCATTGTGTGAAGTTGATGTTAATCGTAGTTTAGACGGTTTTAAGCAAATTACGTTCCGTCACAATTTTGAAAACCGTGTATGGACAAGGACACAACATAAAGGTGTTTACGGGTCTTGGGCATGCAACCGGCAAGAAACATTGTTGTGGGAAGGGTCGGTATCTGAGCCAAACAGACCAATGCAATTTGCGGAAGCTTACACCGATTTTAAAAGCCTAAAATTTGTCACCACGAGCACATCTAATTCATCGCCTTGTTGGGAAGCAGATATAACAGGTGATTACATTGCGGTGCCTTGGACTAACTTACCCGACCCAACAGCTGGACAACCGTATAGTCCCCAAGTTCAAGTTGGCGAGATTATTGTACGACTCAGCTCGGATAAGGTTCAGTTTTATATTCAGTGGAATACGGCCGTATCAATAGTATCTGGCTCAGTCACAAAGATAGACGCGGTGGGTACAATCAAAGAGATTTGGGGGTTCGTTAATGCGACTTGTAGTAAATCAGACGAGTGAAATTATTAGCTATGTTAAAGTGGGGACAATTGAAGATGCGATAGAATTCGGCGGAACAATTCCGGATAATTTTGAAGAAAACTTTAAATCGTCTTTTTATTTACTTCAAAATAATGAGATTGTTGTAAATCCAAATTATGTTGAACCAACGCCACCTAAACCAACAACTGGCCCCACAACTGAGCAAGTTATGATTAATCAGTTAGGGCTTAAATACGCTGAGTTGTCGGCAAAAGTGGGTAAACTGGAAGGTGGTGCCGTTAATGGTTGATTACGAGTTTGTCAAACAAATGCACGATTGGGGTTGCGACATCAGTGGTTACCTAGCGATGGGCGTAATTAAACAAGCCGAATATGATGCGATTATGGGTGATTCTAATGAATCTGTTTAGAGGGTTAAAATACGC